AATGTGTTGTTGGACTTATTGGCTTACAACACGAATCTTAATGCATTCTACCTCAATATGATGGCTTCTGAAATGTTCTTAGATTCGGCTCAATTGAGAGCATCAGTTGTTTCTAGAGCAAAAGAATTGAATTATACGCCTAGATCTTATAAGTCTTCAAAGGCTCTAGTCAATATGCAATTCGCCCAGTCTGGATTATCCGTATTGGAAATCCCAGCTGGTACTACTTTCACAGGTAAAAACGCTAACGGTTCTTATACGTTCGTTTCTAATACGTCTGTATTCTCTTATCCTTCTTCTGGTTACTTCACAGTTAACAATTATCCGATCTACGAAGGAACTAGTGTAGTCGATTCGTTTACGATGAATTATGGTATCGAAGGTCAACAATTCGTATTAACAAACACTAATGTTGATACTGACACTATCATTGTTAGTGTATTAGAAAACAATGGCGCCAATACAATCCAATATACAGAAGCCAGCAGTTTGTTTGGATTGGACGCCAATTCAGCTGTATTTTTCATACAAGGATTAGCTGACACTTCATACGAATTGGTATTCGGTGATAATAATTTCGGTAGAAAACCTCAAGATGGCGCTATCATCTTAGCTACGTATAGAATCTCTAACGGTACTGATGGTAATGGATGCACTAATTTCACAATCAACACTAATCTAGGAACTGTTAATGGATTATCTTCTGCCCTTAGCTATACGCTAACTACGGCGAATAGTTCTTACAACGGTTCTAATAGTGAATCAATTGAATCAATCCGTTATAATGCACCAAGACATTATCAAACACAAGAAAGAGCCGTAACAACAAACGATTTCAAAACAATTGTGTTACAGAACTACACTGATGTTAAAGCTGTTAATGTATATGGTGGAGAAACGGTTACTGGTTCTGTTAATTACGGTAAGGTTTACATTTCGCCTGTAACACAATCAGGATTCAATTTATCTGATTCTGAGAAAAACGACATTATCTACTTCTTAAAAAATAAATGCACATTAGGAATCACTCCTGTAATCGTTGATCCTGATTACCTTTACATTTTAGTTAATGTCAACGTAAGCTATGATCCTAACGTAACGAATAAGACTCCAAGCGACATTGAAGCTGTAGTAACAGCCGCTATACAACAGTATAATTCTCAAAACCTTATTGATTTTGATACTACATTCAGTTTGTCTAGATTCGAATCAGCTATTAACAATTCAGATGATAGCATCTTATCCAATCAAACTAAAACGACATTAAGAAAAGATGTTACCCCATTATTGAACGAGCCTGTAACAATTAGCCTCGATTTTCATAATGCATTGATTCCTGGTTCTATCGTTACGTCTCAATTCAATTCAGAAACATCAACTTATGTGTACACAGATTATAATCCTAATCTGAACACTTTCACCATTGAACAAGGTATAGAGACTCCAGTAGTGATTATCAACACTAAGCCAGTGATCTATTTGAAAGACGTTATCAACAATTCGTTCGTTGAAGCAGGAACGATAGATTACGATAATGGTATCATTAAGCTTAAAACGATCAACGTATTGTCAATACCTAACGAAATGTATTCGATTCAGTTTTCCGCAACTCCATTGAATCAAGATATAAAGACTAAACAAAACGACGTAATTGAAATCGATATCGAAACTGGTGTTAATGTAACAGTAACGGCAAGCTAATGAATAAGTTCATATCACCGTTAATTGCATCGCAATTCCCTTCTTTCTATAATGAAGATTACCCTAATCTAATTGCATTCGTTAGAGCTTATTACGAATGGATGGAACAATCAGACTTAACCGATACCTCAAGTGGCGTAATCGGTAAGTCAAGATCACTAAGTGATTATCAAGATATCGATCGAACAGAAGCAGAGTTTCTTAATCACTTTAGAAGTCAATACCTTTTTAAACTCCCACTAGGGATTATAACGGACAATAGACTACTCGTCAAGCATATTCTTGAATTGTATAGAACCAAAGGTACACCAAGAGCTTACGAATTGTTATTCCGTTTGTTGTTCAACACTTCAATCGAAATATACATACCAAACGATTATCTATTCAGAACATCAAATGCCAAATGGTACATACCTCATTATATTGAAGTTAATGACAACCCTTACCTCAGTCAATTAGTCGGTAAAGGCATTGTAAATAGTTCAAAAACTTCCAGAGCCGTAGTAGAGAACTACACAATCAAGTACGTGAACAACCGAAAGATTAACGTTCTGTATCTCAGTTCGGTTGATGGTAGTTTCAAATACGGTGAAACCATCTACTCCGATGATGTTGTTGATTCGAACGGTAATCCTTTAATTACGGTTTATAATGGACCTAGAATCATAGGTAGTTTCTCTTTCGTTGCTGTTGAAAATGGCGGTTATGGATTCAATCCAGGAGATCTATTGGATGTTACTACCGGCGGAGTTGGTGGTAAGGTAAAGGTTGTTTCAACTAGAAACGAAAACGGTAAAGTAACATTTAATTTACAAAATGGCGGGTTTGGGTTCACGACCAATGCCGTTGTAACTGTTGCAACAACAGTTGATTTGAACATTACTAACCTAATTGGTAGTTTCAATAATGGCGATAAAATCCTAGACACTACAACTAACGCGAATGGAACGGTTACATTTGCGAACAGTTCGTTTGTACAAATTATTAATTTTTCTAGCGACAAAAGTTTTGTTGTAGGCGACTCGGTATCAAACACTTCAGGAACCACAGCCACCGTGACAAACGTTATTGGTGGCGCAGGAACCGGAGCTTCATTCAAAGTGGGCGATATCGTCAACAAACAATTGTATATTGTTAACACTGATAAAATAACAAATTATCAATCGGCTCAATTAGACGATGATTCAGTTGGATTTAATATACAAGTAACTGGCGAAACAGGAGCTTTCACTGTAGGTAATACAGCGACATCTTCTGCGAACATAATGATGTTACAAGTCAATTATAATTCAGTTAACACAATCACTACAGCCGAATCTCTTTCTAATTCAGCGCTCGGTATCAGCGGATTGAATGTATTCCGATCTGATGGTTCTTTTGTTTTTGTAACTGGCGCTTATGCTAATTTGAACAATGCTAATATTGTTTCTGGTACAACGTTGATTAGTAATATTACGTCTAGTATTGTTACTCTTTTCAATACACCTGTAATCGAAAACATTGTTTCTAGCGGTAATATCACATTCCAAAACACTAGTGTGATTTCGGTCAAAACACCAAATAATTACTTTGTTCCTTATAATACCTTAACTGATACACAGACTGGTAGAACTGCCACAATAACTGGATTAGTTAGAAACACTAATTGGCAATTTCCAGGAGCTCCTGGAAATTCCAACTTAGACAGTATCATCAATCAAACGTTAATTTTTAAAACATTAGAAGTAGGAACAATCGCTTACCTTAGTTCGGTCAACCCAGGTTCTGGTTATTCTAGCAATCCTTATGTTGACGTTATTGAGCCAGATATCTACGCTCAAGGAATTAATGATGGTTCTGGCGGTTATTACGGTCACGACGCTATTGTATCAACAACCGTTTCGAACGCGAACGGTATCGTAACCGCAGTACAAGTTGTTGATTCTGGATTTGGTTTCGCGCCAGATGAAAAGATTACAATGACTAATAATAACAAGTCTGGAGTAGTTGTTACTGGTAAAGCGGTTTTGAACGTAGAAGGTAACGGTTACGGTTATTGGATAAATAATGAAGGGTTTTTGAGCGATATCATTAAATTACAAGACAGCTATTATTATCAACAATACTCTTACGAAATCGTTGCAGAAAGAATGTTGTCTTCTTATGAAAGCTTAGTGAAAGATTTAGTTCACCCATCAGGTATTGCATTGTTTGGTAGATATTCGATTTCAAGGTATATGGAAAGCCCATCAACTCCGATCGAATTATCTGTCACTCAGAGTTAATTATTAAAAGGTGGTTTAATGTTTAAGATTCGTTTCGAAACGCTATTAACGTATAAAGTATTGGGATAGAAATGGCAATTCTAACAATTAATCACAACGTCAACCAAGCGAATAATTTCATTGAAGATATCAACAACACTAGAAATTCTTATTTCGTGTACGTTGGTAAGACCACGCCTTGGGATAACGAAAGTAGCCCACCAGTTGCTAATAATTCTTTAACTCAATACGAATTGAGCGCATATAGAGATTTGTTGTTCGGTAAATTGATAACACCAGATAACATTATTAATGTTATTCCAAGAAACAATTGGACATCAGGTGTGGTTTACAGCGTATACGACCAAGATGATCCCGATCTCTTCACTAAAACATTCTACGTAATGAACACATCGTATGATGTCTTTAAGTGTATTGATAACAATAATGGTTCTGCGTCAACGATTATGCCAACTCTAAGATCAACTAGCGGAACGTTCCTAACCGGTGATGGTTACTTGTGGAAATATATGTACACAGTTGATCCTACGTCTAACACTAAGTTTACATCAGCTGATTTCATTCCTGTTATCGCTAATACTTCCGTTGTCAATAACGCTGTTGCCGGCACTATCGACGTTATTCGAATCACCAATGGCGGAAACAATTATCAAGTATACGAAACTGGAACAGTACAAAACATTGTTAACAAAACAACTGTAAGAATCTCTGCTACTTCGAATCCTTCTGATAATTATTACGCTTGTTCTTCGATATACCTTATGTCCGGATTTGGTTCGGGTCAAATCAGACAAATCGTTTCTTCAAACGGAGCAGCAAAAACAGTTTCGGTTAGCCCATCAACTCCATTTGATGTATACGAAAAATTGGATTTGAATCTAAGCTCAATCGTTAACCCATC